ATGTTAAGTGACTCAAAAATTAGAAGTGCAAAACCGAAAGAAAAGCTTTATAGGCTTGGTGATTCCGATGGTTTGTGTGTTGAAATAAAACCTAATGGCAAGAAGTATTGGCGCTATCGTTTTCAATGGCTCAAAAAAACACAAATGATGAGCTTAGGTGAATACCCTATTGTGGGATTAGCTGAAGCCCGTACTAAAAGAGATGAAGCTAAATCTTTAGTTGCAAGCGGTATAAATCCAGTTGAAGAAAAAGAAAACCAAAAAAAGGCTAAATCTGATGAGTATGACAATAGGGTTCTCTTTAAACATGTTGCTGCAGAATATAAAGCAGAAAAATTAAATAATCGTTCAGAAAGGTATCAAGAAGCTTTTCAACGCGCCTTAGATAAAGATATTTTAAAAGTTATTGGTGATAAGGATATTAAAGAAGTCACCTCAGCAGACGTTTTGACTATCATGAAAAAGACGATTGCACGAGTTAAGCGTCAAAAAAACCATGGTACTGGCGAAGTGTCAGCAATTCAAAATCGTACTTTTATTGGCGGCGTAATGCGTTATGCAATCGCCACACTTAGAGCCGACTATGATCCAACCTATGCCGTTAAAAACGTTGTAGAACGTCCCGAAATAGAACATGCCAGACCCATGGAAAAATATGAGGCTGTGCAACTTAGAAATAAATTAAATAGCTATGGTGGATCTACTACAGTTAAAAATGCTGGCCTTGTAATGCTCTACTCTATGCTCAGGACTATCGAGATCCGCCGCATGAAATGGGAATATGTTGATTTTGAAGCTAGAACAATTACATTCCCAAAAGAGATGATGAAAAAGAAACGTATTCATATCGTTCCTATGTCTGACCAAGTTTTTAATATTCTTCAAGAACAGCGCAACATTGTAGGTAATCGTGAATATGTTTTTCCAGCCATCTATCAAGATGGGATGCTCTCCGCTACTACAATGAATAAAATGCTCGATTACATTGGCTTGTCTGATGTCACTGCTCATGACTTTCGTGCCACTGCATCAACCTTGTTAAATGAAAAGGATTACGATGACAAATGGATTGAAAAACAATTAGCGCATGCAGATGGTAATAAAACTAGGGCCACATATAACCATGCCAAATATTTAGAAAGCAGGCGAAAAATGCTACAGGACTGGGCTAATATTGTGGATAGCTGGGCGGTTTAACCGCCTTGCTTCTTCTGAAAATGCCACCAGACTTTTTTATAATAAACTTCGTCACGCAAGAAATTAATTTTTAATTCGTTGCCATTGAGGTCATAAATTTTAGTGACCTCTCCTTTCTTATCTAGATCTGCTAATAGATCTGCAACGCGAGAATATGCATGATAATGAATTTTGATTAACTGTGAAGACATAACAATAATTCAAAGTAATTTTAATAATGATACATCAATCCATCGTTCAAGTAAGTTAAGTGTATTGCGCAAATTTATGCTCATATTTGCTTAATATTGATATTTTTGCGCAAAATTATTCTCAGAAGAAAAAGGCTATTTTAATTACTCTTCTATTTTTTGATACAAAATGCCAATCAAACATAAATGTTATTTTTTCTCTAGTTACTATTTTTCAATAACTTAAATTAATATCGAGAAGTTGGCCAAATACTGCAGCTGCTTTGGCCAACCTTAGGTAGTTGGTACAAAATGTCAATTAACAACACACTGTACGCAAATGCTGACTCTAATATTATTTTTGATCGTATGGGCTGTGCAGCCCGATAATAGAATACACAGCACAGTAATAATCGAAGCAAACTTAGTTCGCTTACTGTGAAAGATTTTCATGCTAGCCGATCCGGTTAGCAATCCAGCCATAGAAAAACTGTTCCTGCTTTGGATTACGCTCACAGATTTCAATGTAGCGTTGCCCTTGCATAATATTGAGCACTCGCACCAGAACCTTCTCACCTTCTTTCCCACGTTTTGACAAGTATGTTTTAAGGGCACCTAGCGTTGCTGAGCCATAAACACCATCAACCTCTAAATCTGCATATCCAGCTTTACCTTGGTTATTAAGCAAGTTCAAAGCTCGTTGTAAAAGAGGTTTTGCAAATCCGGTACCGCAATTCACACCAGTGTCTAGAAGCTCTTCAGCTACTGCAGAAGAAACAGCATTTACTTGGTCAAATCGCGGAGCTGTCCAGTATTGCTTCTTGTAAATAGCTTTGGCCACATCAAGCGGCAAATCTTTCATATTGCCATTCCAGCCATTTTCACGCGCAACAGCTTGTGTGATGCCATATTTAGTTGCACCGCCCCGATCAGCTGGGTTATTTACATACCCGCCTTCACGCTTAATTAATTCATCAAGATATTTTTCAATATTCATTTCGGTTTCCTTCAGATATAAAAAAACCGCCCGAAGGCGGTATTAACTGTTTTCAATGTCTTTTCTGGCTTTCTTAAACTCTTTGATCACTTCAACGATCGTTTTACCTTCCTGTTTATCTATAAAATTAAAAATCCAACGGACTAAAGCCCAACCGGGTAAACCACAAACAAAGAAGAACCCACCTAGAGCAATCATCCCCCATACATCAGTAACCCATTCATGAAGTCCCCACTTCACAATAATGAATGAGCCGCCAGCCAAACTTGATACAACCGTACAGATCAAACCAACTGCCCACTCTTGTGGTGAGCGTGGCATACGAGTCATCAATACAACTGCTGCAACTAAAGCGACCGCTAAAGTCACCATAATTGCTGCGCCATAAAATTTTAAAATTGCTGTTAAACCGCTAGTGGAAACTGGTTCCATTAATATCTCCAGAAAATTTAGACAATAAAAAAGCACCCGAATTGGGTGCTCAAAGTTCTTTTAAGATTTAAAGTGTTTGTAGAATTTTCCCTCCATTGATCAATTGAGTTGTAAGTGGTGCCACCCCAACAATTGCAGGTCCCCCTGGCCCCGGCTGACCTTCAGTTGTGCCATGGTATTGCCAATTCCATGTTCCATCATTGGTAGATTTGGTGCCGCGCTGGCCCCAATTTCCGCCATCACCTGATAATGGAGACCCATAACGGTCATTTTGGGTTCGGTAACCTTTACCGGGCACTGCAGCTTCAGCATCGGTTACTTTGACAACCATAAAGTCACCATTTAAGTACCAACGCCAATCTTGTGAGTCGCTAGTAATAGGCTGTCCTGTCATTACCCGACCAAAAGGTGCACCAGCTCCTCCCGGAATACCCTGAACCCCATACGATAATCCTGTATAAATACCACTTGGTGTTGCTCCACCACCAGATCCACCTCGAGCTAGAGTGCCGCCATCGATAATCAGGTTTAGTTTGCTGTGTCGGTTTAATAAACCTGGTGCACCTTGAAATCCATCACGGCGGGTTTTGGTAAAGTTGTAATCCGGATCCGTTTCCCAAGCGCCAAAGGCCAAATGAGGCAAACCGCCATCTCCACCACGTCCAACAACAGCACCTTTAATCGTTAGATTCACCACCAGATCAGGTGGGAACTCCCCTGTATCTATCGCTGGTAATTCAGTTGCAGCAGGAACGATATACTCTCGTTTTGCAGGACTAGACTTATAGTCGAATTTATAGACAAATCTGGTTTCCGGTCGATAAGAACTTGAACTTGAAACCAGTGCACCTGCTTCAACTACAAAACTGATTTCGCCAGTCGTTGGTAAATCACCTCTTTGCATCTGATACAAACGTGCAAGATTAATATCAAGCTGGTCATATCGAATGTAGATTGGTGAATCATCTACTGGCACATCAATAAAGTCCTTGTCATTGAGGTAATAACGTTCATCGTAATTAATTGCAGTAATGGTATTAGAGAACTGGTCAGCTGGTTCTCTTTTTGCAACCAGATAAGGCAGTGAGCCTTTGGTATCGTCATTAACCACCGTATAGATAGTATTCACAAAATCATCAGGACTAAGCTTTAAGGCCCCGTTCGGTAAACGGCCTAAAACCACCTTGTTCTTGGCAGATCCAGCGGTAACAGGAATAAGGTCCACTGTGCCATCCCCCATTTGCAGATAGATCACATAACTCTTGCCTGCAATGAAATCTACATCATGGCTTAAGGTGAGGATTAAACCCTCTTGCTGTACCACTTCCCCGCTTTGATGAATACCATTGCGATAATCTGCTACAGCAATACGGTCACGTAGCACAAGCAATTCAGACTCAGGCGCCGCATCAAAGGTGATGGATTTACGTTGAAACCGAAGCTTGTTCCAGATCCGGTACGCATTAAAATGAGCTTGCCACTTGTTTCGTACCCCAACGGATTTCACTTCTTTCGGGTTCTTTGCTCCTTTGTCTGGCAAATAGATATTGATACGACTATCGTCGGTCGGATCCGTGTATTCATAGATCAGTCCATCGTAGTCATCCATCACGCCAAAGGTTAGATCATGCTTGTAACTATCTGGAATGATATTCCTGAAGTTAAACAGCATTACCGAGTTATCAGTTGGCCGTTCAAAATAAAGCTTGAGCTTGTTGTTTTGTCGATAAGCGGTACAAAAAACTGCATCACATAGATTGGTGACCAGCTCTTCAAAAGACAGGTTTGTATCATCAATCGTAGTACAGAACTCAGCCGCAAGTGGTGTACCAAAATAATCAACTACATCGTTATAAGTCCGATAGATATTTTCCAGATCTATTTCGTCGATCGTACGGCGGCCTATCTTGTCATCCAGTGCCATTGAAACCAATGCATCAGCAAAGCTTGATGTTGGAAATAGCTCTGTCGTCATTGCGCCGTTTTTAAAAGTCGGTAACATCCGCTGAAGATCAAAATTGATCTTGCGGGACTTAACAGATAAAGCTCCAGTGGTTGCATAAGTGCGCGCACGAAAAACCGTTTCATGTTCATACACTGTGCTTTGCAAAGGATAAGCACCATAAAGCGCCTGCCACTTTACTTCATCTACTACCGTTGTAACCGCCGGTGTTGGTGTTAAACGACGTGCACGGACACTACAGCGACCTTGAAATGTCACCATATCCAGCGTTGCGCCAACTGTCTGACGTGACTTTGCCGAACCCTTTAGAATGATCTGCTTTAGCATTGGATTACCAATGGCTGCACCCGATTCATTTACCGGCGTTACTTCTACTTCAATCGTGACGTTTACAGCTCCCTGATTTCCACCTGAAGAAACTGTGTAAAGTCCATTTGTGGCCACAAAGTTACATAGCACCCGACTTCGTTCGACATTGTCCAGAATGAATGGACCAATCCACTTTTCACCTATTGAACTGATCTTTGGTGATAAAGCTGCTGTTTGCTGGTTATTTAACTCTTTAAGCTTTAACCAGTTAGCATTAACGGCCGCCGGATTTGATAACGTCATTCGATCATCAGCTACCGATAGAACACTGTAAGTGCCGTTTAAATCATAAGTCTGGCCGTTAAACGTGAATGAGGCATTCGTGATTTCTACGCGGTCATTACTTACAAACTTAGTGGTTAAATCTGTGTTGTTTGCCGTTGCCCGAAGAATCTCGTTTGGATATGCAAAATGAAGGTAGTTCGTACCTTCTAAAGATTGTGTATCAGCAGGACGTAAAACTTGGCCATTAACAGAAGTTTGATGCTGAACTGTTAAGGGTGGAGTTGTAATTTCGGTACCAAGCGAGAAATATGGCTCACCCGAGACAATATCGACACCCGGTCGAAAGACTTCTACCGATGCGCCGGCAATATCAACAATGTTGGTTTCACCGTCATATGCACCGTTAATTTTATAGTGACCACGACCAATACAACCAACAACATGCTCTACTTCGACATTGTTTTCATATACCTTGTAAGGCACAGTAATCAGATCAGGGGTATCGTGAGCGGCACCATAAATATCTGCGATACGACCATTTACGCGAGTTTTATTTTCACGGTTTGATAATTCGTTATTTGCAGACGAGGATTGATTGTTATTCTGGTTGGTTTGGGTAATTGAGGGCACAGGCATTAATAATGCAACAGCCACACCCATAACTATAGAAGCAACCGCTATCCAAGCTAGAGTTATGGGGTCTATACCCTTGGGATTCTCAATTACAATGAAAGTGCCTGGCAAGAAATCGAGCTGCTTTAATTCATATGCATTCTTCGGTGTGACTTCATTCGCAAATGAAATTTCCGCATGATCCATATTGCTTATGGTATGAAAAATACGGACATGCTCAGGCATATGGTCATATTTTGAAGTAAGCCATTGACCCAAAGTTTCAGCATGTTCAATTGTTTTGTCTTCGGATAAAGGGTCTTGTTTATAAATAATCTTAATCATAGAAACTCACACGATTAAATCCAAATGCTTGAACGACTTGAATTGGCATCCATGAAACGCCTGATTCCTGCAAATGCAAAATACGCCCCAAACGAAAAAGCCCCACATGTGGGGGCTTGTTTCGGTATCTAGAGTGAAAGGCGACTATGCAGCCTTCCTTGGGCATGGGCAATGGATTTAGTAACTTCAATCTTGATGGCAGAAATACCTTCTCTTTGACGGGCTTCATAAAAAACTCAAGCGCCTCTCCTCGATCAATATCATATAGATCCATTGCAGCTTCATGCGCGAAGTGAACACAGTTGTAGTGTTCCTCGTCATATTGCTTATCGAGCAAATGATCGTGACTCTTCATATAGCCCCCTTCAAACCACTAAAACGATCAAGCGAAAAGATATCTCCAGTCTTCGCAGTATTTAATCTTGGTGATTCAGCCTTGAATGTCACAGCTTTATGGTTCATTGCAACACTGGAGAGTTGCAGTCCGAGTAAATAAAACATTGGAGAATTCAGATTGTCTGAACTGTAAATCCGGTAATTTACTGTTGGCTTTACATCGGGATATTGGCCTTCGATTACCCGTTCAAACTCATCCGGCATTACATCACCTAAACCAGATATAGAGACTGTTAATGTCTGGTCCAGATCACCCAGCATTCCGGATCTTTGAATAGATGCTGGCAAAAATTCATAATAGACCTGACCGGATCCCTCCTTATGTTGAACATAAACACCTCGGTCATCATTACGGACTATTCGGTATGTATTCATAAAAGAAGGATGAGAAAGCTCAATACACTCCAATTGATAGACATCAACTTTCCGATTGAAAAAGAATTTGGCATATTCGTTATCCATTAGACCTCCCAATCCTTAATCAAAGCGATATCGGCAGTAAGGTTAGGCTGGTTTTGAACAACTTCGAGCTGTGCATTTACCCGGTAAAGGTTGCCATTCACTTCATTGGTCTTGAACGAGTTCGGAATGAAGTTACACAGGTATTGCTGACGAGCTCCCTGATCAATCACCAGATCCGCATAAAATGAGGCTGGCTTGTTCTGGTATACCCGCCAGAACGCCATCATTTTATTGAAATCGGTTTTACTTAAATTCCAGTTCACATCAACAATGTGGCTATTACGTTTTACATCGATGTAATAGCGACCACGACCGCCGTCCATCTGCTGACGTTTCACATCATCACCCGGTGTTACGCCATAGCCGCTGGTCTGAGGATTTAGCTTTAACTTGTACATAACTTTCCTTCAGGTAATAAAAAAACCCGCTTTCGCGGGTTCTTTTATTAAAGTTAACTTGATTAATTTTTAGAAATTAATAGATATTACTTTTGAATATAAATACAAAAACATCACTTAAAATTAAATTTATTTATTAACAACCTAGCGCTTCTAATTGCTCTAAAACAATTATTGCTGCACTATCTGCTGTATCAAAATCAACTAGCTCATAATCAAAAACACAACATGCTCCAACCATTTGTTCTGGACGTAACCGCGGAACTTTACCTACATTTTCACGCTGTATCCGCATAAACTCTGGACTCAATTTTCCAATTAATTTATCAAGAATACTAGTTTGCCATTCAATGTCCTGCTCTGTTGTTTTCCAGGTATCTAAATCTAGGATTGGAAAACCGGATTGTTCAAATATACAATTAACAAAAACTGAACATGTAAGGCTATCACCTACCGTATTAGGGGTACTTAGAAAATCACCTCCTGAGATCCTAGATCCACCAAAATTTACGATTCCATAAGGAGCAGGAAAATAGAAAACTTCATTATTATTCAAATCTTTATTATGAGAAATTTGTTCAAGTTCATTAATTATATGTACAAGAGTTCTTTCTGGAATTTTTTCTAAATCAAACCAGTACATAGCATAACCGTCAGAGTCATTACGTCTTTGAAAAAAATAGGTTTCATGCCAGCCAAAATGAGCTAGTACTAATTTATTATCTTCAATAAATACAAAACCAGTATGATTTTGTTCTGATGTTACCTTTTTAATTATGACTCCAAGTTGTGAGTCTTTGGGTTTATAATTAATGTCTTTAATGAGTTGAAATTTTGCATTCATTATAAAAGCTTACTCACAACTAAAATTTATATATTTAAACCGCGATCTAAGCCATACATCTCACGTTTTGGGTTTAATCCCTCATTTATAACAACGTTCTGAGTATATAAATACATTTCTTTCCACAATGAAATTTGATTTTTATAAACATTTGTTGAGCGTAATAAAGCTATGAGAGACCATGAAGTTAAACTACTTTTATTTAACTCTTGAAAAAAATTATTTAAAAACTTAAGGTCTTCAACTTGTACAGCTTGATGCATTAATACTGTCATATATGCAGAAGCCTCTCTTCCTCTATTAGTTGCTTCTAATTTATATATTTCAAAATAATGTTTTTTATCCCACCAAAAACTATTTTTAGAATCTTTAAATATCTCAGGTGAAATAATATTATCTTTACTATCAAGTCTAAGATCATATGATTGAAAAGAACCAATGACACATAAGCATAAAAAAAACGCAAGAAAATCTGATTGATTATTTAGAAAGCTTTTAAAAAAAACACGCATTGATTCAGTATGATCAATGAAATTTTCAACGCTTTTATTTACGCGATTAGCAACTCCATTATAATTAGAAACTACAGTTGTACTACGATTTATAGAATTTAGTGTATTACTCGAAAAAGAAGGTAAACTTAATGAGCTTGAATAGGTATCAACTAACATAAGTACCTCCATTTCTTATTAATTTTTTTACTGAATCTTGTAATAATGGAATGAATTTTAAGAAATCTAATTCAGATCTATGAGAAGCATCTGTATTAACATCTATATTCATTAGAATATTTTTTTGCACTTTAGCCTTGGGAATTCCTATATTAGGATCAATCACCAATGACATTTTCTGACCATTAGAATACTGAACAACCTGATTAATTTTAATATTGTCAATAAAATATGATTTATTAGTTCTATAACTAATTTCTTCTAAATCCTCCTGCATGTTATTTAAATAAGAAACATTACTTCTTAACAAATCACAACCTATTTTTTCATTATCAACAGGTATACTAAGCTCAACAACATTACCAATACGAATAATCTTTTCATTGAGCTGATCAAAAAATACGCTAATTTTTTCGTAAAAAAAATCTACCTCTTTGATTATTTCATTGAAAGTATAAAAATTTTCATCTCTTTCAAATACTAATTGTAAATCAATTAAGCTTTGATCTTTTAAATAAACCAAATTAAATTGCTTATTACTATCAAGATTAGTAATTTCAACATATTGAATCAAACGTCCATTTTCTTCCGATTGGGTCATTTCATTAGAAATTTCAAGCCCAGTTATATTTTTCGACCATTCTTTTTTCTTAAAATTAATTTCTCCGTTAAAGAATAATACAGTACGGATACTATCAATTTGCCATTTAAATTCAGTCATGGTATGCCTAATATGATTTATATAGAATTAATCAAGGTTTGTTATACAAGTCTATTGAACAAATATATGCAATTATTACGGATGAATACACATATTTGAGGAGACTATAATCTTTATAGTTAACACTAGATTTAATTTTCCCAAGGCTATACACTCCAGAGACGAAAACACCTTCTTACTAATTAATAAGAAGGTCTCTTAGCGCGAATATTACGTTGAAATTACTACCGAAGTCAATATCGTAGTTCCGATAAGTAGTCAAGCCAGAAACTTTCATAATCTGTCTAATTCTATTACTTTAGAAAAACTACACGCCAAATAACGTCGTCTTGATAAACGTTTAAATATCTTAAATATATGAAACAAAGTGTATCGAAAGTCAGAAACACTTTGTACATATCGTTAGAAAGCAAGTCGAATACAGCGTATAGGTAGTGAAATGCCCCCCCGTTCGGCGGCCTCACATAGTTAACGGTTACGCCTTACAGTGGTATTCTCAGTCAAAGATCGACTAATAGTTGAGTTTGGATTACCAATTTGATCACTTACAAGCTTAGGTACCATTCTTGGAAGCTGCTTATCCAGTTCATCTTTAACAATGATCCGGACAGTTTGCTTATCCAGTTGTTCGGCTTCAACTGTCGCCCCACTCACCTGATTAATCACTTCAATTTTGAAATTGATTGTCGGTGAAGCTGGCTCAATTGAAGGCATCATCTCAGCTTGAGGGCGTGAAGTACTTCCTAAAGTAAAGTCCTGAACATCATCCAGATTTGAACGATCCTGAACTAAACCATTGGATGAGAAGTAGACCTTGCCATCATGGAATAAGTCTAAATTTCCAGAAGAAGCTAATTTAGGTGTGTCTCTATTACCCTTATAGATAATCTGAGTATCTTGAACCGGTTGATTAAAGATGTCAGCCTGCTTTTGGCTTTCTATAAAGGCACTAGAGCTCATCATTGCACGGCGCATGACACTATCTGCCAAGGCATTGTTATTGAGAAAAGCTTCAGGGTTTGCACTCTTACGCATTTTCTCGACTAAGCCAACACCGCCCCAGCGTTTAATATCTTCTTGGGACCAGACCACCTCTCCTTTATGGACAATACCAGCAGGCTGATATTTCCCACCTGATCCAGTGTAACCACCGTCAGCAAAGCCTTGATCTTTAATTGCCCGGATGTTTGCAATGATGCTTGCACCTTGTGCAATAGCACTTGCAATTAATGGGATATTTGCTGGAAAACCAACACTAGCCGCCTTTGCAATACTTTGCTGAATAGAAATACCTGCAGCTGCAATGGCATAAGCTTTATCAGCAGCAAACATGATCTTGTATGCTTTTGATTGCTCGCCAAACATTGAACCAAACATCGATGTGAGTGAACCCATCATTTGGCCACCAAGAGCAATTTGAGCATTCAATCGATCTTGGTGATACTTATCTTCAATATCCTGAGCATTCTGAGCATATTCGGCAGCGATCTGATTGCGTTGGTCCTGAGCAGCTTGAATGATAGCTGTTTTCCGGTTTTCGAAGTCCTGTTGCTTGATGAGTCCTGCTTCCATGTGTGCATTTAGAACATCTAAACCATTTTTTTCATCAAGATCAGTAGCAGCAAATTGACTATCTGCTAAATCATTTGCAGCATTTAAACGGCTAAATCGTTCCTGATCCTGTCTGAAAAATTCTCCGGTACCATTCATATCCGCTTGGATACCACCCCAGTTTTGAACAGCATTATTCACTTTATCGCGTGTCTCTTTATCCTGATTGGCTTTAGATAATGCGATTAGCTTTTGCCGCTCTTCTATAGAAAGCTTGGTATTCTTAAGAATTTCCTCCCGTTCTAGTCTGTAACGTTCCTGCATGGCTTGCGTTTCCGAAAGCAATGATAAACGTGCCTGAAATAAACGCTGTTCCTGAGCTAGTTTTAATAACCCTAACTCTTGCTGTTTTTGCTGTTCCAGCAATTCAACGGCTTGCTTCTGCTCAGACTTACTTAATTCAATGTCATGAGCTGCATTGAACTTTTTACGGTTAAAGCTCTCCTCAAGTAACTGCTCCTCGGTTTTCTGGAACTCCTTATAGTCTTCCAGTTTGCTTCTAATTGCTTGTTTGGCAATAGCCACATCATTATCAGCACGGCGCTGTAATTCTGCCTTAATTTCAGCTGTTCGTTCTGGTGAGAACCCAGCCTTATCAACATCTTCCAATCTAACTTGTAAATTATTCTGGATGCGCTGAACTTCAGTGGCTACTTCATTTTCTAGTGAACGCTGAGCATCTAGTTGACGTTCTAGTTGAGACTGAATGTCACCAGCTGCCTTATCACTGCCCTTACTCGCACCGCCTTTCACCTTGCTCTGCATCTTGGGAGATTGATGTAGAAGCTTAAGAGACACTCCATCCTCAAAGATCACTTCACTGACATAACCACCTCCCTTGCTGTCATACCATGTCTTGATATCTTTCACAGCAACATTGGTCGTGATTGGTGTTCCTTCAGGCATTGAAAAATCAATACCTTTATGAAATGAAGAAGCCCCTTTAGTTGGGGCTTTTCGTGGACCATAATTAGAACTGATCTTGTAGGAAGTTAAAGGTTTTCCTCCCGCCTGTAATCGAGCCAGATGTTCATTAGAAACTTTCTGACCTGACAATGAGCCACCATATCGGACGTCAAGATGTGGACCAGTACCAATACCGGATTGACCGGAAATACCGACCAAGCGTTTAGTAAGTTTTGCTTGTTTTTCAATTTCCTGCGTCTGCTTTCTTTTAGCTTCAGTTAATTTATCTTCTCGCTCCTGTTGTTCTTCGATGATCTTGAGATTTCTAAGTGCGCTATCAATTTCATCTTTAGACAAAATTGCGCTCATTCCTTTTGCTTTTTGCAATTCTAAAATGGCATTAGCTTGAGCAACGGTGTAACCTTTATCAAGCCATCCTGATTTATAGATTGAATCAATAACACTATCTTTTTGCTTGGCTTGATAATCTTGCAAAGCCTTAGTTGCCTTTTCTGCTTCAGTAGCAGTATTTCCTAAAGCATCCGCTTGTTTTTGATGCTGAGCTGCAGCATTTTGCGCTTTATTGCCAGCAAGACTTACTTCAACACCGAATAATTTTAGCTTCTCTGCAGACAAACTTGCTTTAGACGAGTTTTCATCATACTGCGCAGCCTGTTTTTTCAGATTCTCATATAGATCTGCAGGTAACTTAATTTTATTTAGACGTTCAATGGCTTCTGTATAGCTGATAGTTCCAGTTCTCGCTTCTTGGGAAATTTTTTCAACCTCCCTATTTCCTCGTGCATAGTTCTCGATATCAATTAATGCAGACCCTACAGCACGCGATGATTTCTCTAATGCTTTATTTTGTGCATTAAAAGCAGTAGTTAAATCATTAACTGCTTTAGCCTTATCATTGCCAGTTAATTTTTTTAACTCCTCATCAGCTTTCTCAGCAACTTTAGCTTGTTCAGCAAGCTTTTGCTTTGCCTCCTCTGCCTTATTATTAAAATAAGAATAGGCTGCCGCTAATCCCATTACTCCTAATGTTGCAACTCCAGCCCACCCACCAATTAATCCAAACGCCCCTTTAGCTAGTCTCCCTGCAATTGAAGTTGCAGTATTTAGCTTAATTTGAGCTGCTGTTTGTGCATTTGTAGCAGCAGTTACTGCTGCCTGTGCTTGTGCGTATCGAGTTGCTGCCGCTGTTGCGCCAAATTTAGCTTGGGTTTCTGCATTTGTTGCTCGCACATTCGCGAGATGAGCTTTTGCTGCATTCAAAGCAGCGGTAGCTTCTGCATATTCTGCTTGAGCATTTAATACAGATGCTTGGCGGCTCGCTAAAGTTGAAGCCATTCCCTCTTTAATAGCAGCGCTCTTCATCAAAATTGCACGAGTGATATATCCAATACCAACTACTAAAGCCCCATCAGCAATTAAATCTAAATTACTTGCAAGAGTTTGAACTGATCCAGCTAATACCTGTGCCGCACCACTTCCCTTACCTGCTTCGCCAACAAATTTTGTGATCTCGTTGTTTAGGAGTGTGAGAGACTGCCCGATTGTGATATCTGTTTTAGCAAAAAGAGCATCAACATCAGATTCTACATTTCTAAGCGCTTTTACAATTTCTTGTGAAGTAATTTTTCCTTCAGCCGCAACTGAACGCAACTCTCCTACGGTGATCCCCATACCTTTAGCAATAGCCTTTGCTAGAGCTGGTGTTTGTTCCATAACTGAGTTGAGTTCTTCACCACGTAATGTACCGCTTGCCAAAGCCTGCCCGAATTGAACTAAAGCTGCATCAGCTGCTTCTGCACTTGCACCACTGATCGCAACTGCTTTTGATACTGTTTCAGTTAGCCGGGCCGTATCATCCATTGTGAGGTTTAAAGTTTTGGCATTATCGCTAAAGCGTTGGTAAACCTGTAACACCGAATCCCAAGCTGAGTATGTTTTTTGAGCAATTCGGAAGGTATCTTCTGTTGCCTTGTTTAACTCAACTTGGTTGTTAGTTACTAATTTGAGACGGTTTTGAAGACCAGTGTAAGTATCCATCTTTGAAACTGCAGCCCCAACTGTGACCAAGCCAGCCATGTATCCAGCAAGTTGACGTGTAGCAACAGATAATGCATCCATTGATTTGGTGGCAAAGTCACCTTTACGCTCAATGCTATCCAATTCATTGCCTAGATTACGCGCATTACGCTCTGCATTTTTTGCATCAATTACAATGACGAGACGTGATTCTTGTGCCATCTTACTTTCCTCTAGGCAATAAAAAACCCACTCAATGAGTGGGTTGTTAAGGTTGATTTTTGGGTTAGTGTTTTTGCTTAAGATGCGCTCTTGTTCTCGTGATATCTCAATATGCTGGCAACCTTTTGGAACAGATAGCCCACTAAGAATCCATTTAAGATTATCCCGATACCTGTAATAACCATGATTCCTGACCATACGGTCTCGGTGCCATAATAAGTTCTTGGAACTTCAACTCGGCCAAACACAAGTATAAAAATAAATCCAGATATAATACCTAGAACAATTAACCCCCATCCGATGGCATTGCAAACTTCACTTTCTTTCATTGTTTGATATTGTGGTGTGCTCATGCTGTATCTCTTCTTTAATTACCAATTCGAATTTACTTTCTGCTGAGTTTTAATCTTTTCAGCCATATCATCCGATAGAGTATTAATCTTACTAATAATCAGTGGTGTGGACTTCCTACTTTCAGTTATAGGGTAATTTTGTGCAGGCATCATTATTCCAGCACTCATGTGCGATGGAGCGCTATAGGTTAAACCATCATAACCCACGCGCATTTTCCCATCCTTAGTGTCCACTCTTACAGTAAAATCAACACGTTCGTTTCCTGTCATTGCCAAGCACTCCATGCCCGAACAAGGATATCGCATATTGCCCTTTCCAATGATAGTGCCTGATGCCTTATCTTCATATTGAATTACTGCGTTAGCAGAAGCAAAAGCTACAGCGAACCATTGTCTAGCGCCATCATAAATCTGTGCTTGGTTTAATCCATCAATTTGATAAACCTTTTCAAATTTTACAGGCTCTGAGGGTTGTTGGGGAGTTGTCGCACACCCCGCTAAGCCCAATCCAAGAAATCCCGCTAATAAAATCTTTTTCATAATGTAATCCATTTGTTATTAATCTCACACAATTTAACAAATGGACAAAATAATGTCATCAAGAACTTAAAAAGGAAGATTCTCTACTAGTCCATGTGGTCAAGCCAAAATACATCCTCAAAATTTTTACATACACCTGCTTTTTTGAGTTCTTTATATATAAGTAAGGCTGTATCGATCTTGACAGAATGTCCCTGCTCGGCTCTTGTCACATAGTTTGATAGAACTCTGCTACCACTAACAAAACCACACCGCTTTGATAGCTCATAAACCGTTAAGCCTGCTTTTTCACGCAAACAAGCAACATTATTCTTTACTTCCATTGCTGCACCACAAGTTAAATTTTAGAATATTGTAGCACAATAAAAGATAATTACTATTTTTTGTGTTAGCACAACAAAAAGAATTGACACAATAAAAGATATTAAATAAGATGACTTCATCAAGGCTAAAAGCCATGAAAAAGAAAACCCCTTGCAGACGTCGAAATCAGGCAAGGGGTTTATGTCTAAACCAATGGAGATTTAAGACATGTCTAATATAGCACAAATCAACGATACCAAAATATCAATTGTTAACTTCAAATCTGTTCCAGTTGTTACTACAGCAATGCTTGCTGATTTCTATGGAACCGATACAGACAACATCAAACAAAACTATTCTCGAAATAAAGAGCGGTTTGTAGAAGGTAAACACTTCTTCAAAATTATTGGTGAAGAATTGAAAAAATTTGTAGGTGACTTAAAGTCACTTGCAAATTTCCCTGCAATTTCAAATAAAACTCGATCCCTTATCTTATGGACAGAACGAGGGGCTGCTCGTCACGCCAAAATGTTGGATACAGACCAAGCATGGGAAGTTTTTGAGCAACTTGAGGATTGCTATTTTGTCCGTAAAGAGATTTTAGCTAAAACCCACAAATCAGAACGTGAACCCCTAACCAATGCTGTAAATCTTCTTGTAGCTAAAACTAAGCATTTGAATTACAGCGATGCTTATAAATTAGTTCACCAACGTTTCAATGTTCAGCATATTGATGAAATCCCACATGATGTAATACCTGTGGCTGTTGAGTATGTTCACCACTTAATTGCTATGTACAGCAAGGCTGAAAAACAAGGTTCTTTATTTGATGAAGATCAATTTAAGCTGCTCAAGAACCTAATTGATGCAATTATTTCCCAAAACTTTGCTACCAGTCGAATCTATCGAGCAGTACATATGCTTAACAACGAGCAAGGACACTACTTAGCTGAATATGCTTTTAAAACTAATATTGCAGTTCTAAAACTTACTCGGGCAATGGATTTAAGAGGGCCACTTAATAGAAAAATCATTAGTGATGATTTAAAAACCATAAGCTACACAACAGGCAATCAACATTATAGCGACCGTTGGTTTCATCCATTGATGGAATCGGGAATGCTAGCTGGTGCTTTGCGAATTTCTGGTGGTTGGTAGTCTTCTAACAAAAAAGCCCTTCGGGGCTTTCTTCCATAAAAATACCCTCATATTTGAGGGTAATTTAACAAGTGGTTAATAAAGGCGCAATAAAAAACCACCATTACTAGTGGCTGTTATTTTTTACTAGACTTCTTATGCGCCTCATCTAAAAACAAGTTATCCAATGCAAAAATACAGTCATTAAAGATATGAGCAGCTACTGGTAAATCATTATGCTCTGCATAGACATTGATTGCCTGCTGATCTAAAGATAACGGGATGCCCTGCTCATACCGTCTGGATCTGGCAATAGTGCTAAATGCCGAAAGAATTGAATCAGCCGCATACGAATATTCTGGCGGATCCGGAATACGGCCGCCTAAGAACTTGATTTGCTCGATTTCGTGCGGCGTTTTCGACGCATACGTTTTTTGGTATTTGTAGAGCTCCATGACTTTCCCAGAATTAAAGCCTTGTCCTTGTCTGCGTCTTCCTGAATCTTCTGGGCCTGTTCTTTAATGAATAGCCAGATTGAAATACCAATATCACCAAGATTAAGAAGCTTTGAGGCATTCTCAGGTGTATATGGCTTTTCGGACTCAACAGTTTTACCGTCTACGATTTCGGCAAATACCACACCTTTCCAGTCTTCGATTAAGTGGGCCGCGCATGCATCCATTAAAAGCTCGTGGTAAAGCTTGGCATCTTCATCTTTGACCATCACATCATAGCCTTTAGACGAGATCTGGTTTCCTGCCCGTTCAATAGCTACCTGAAAAGGCTTATAAGCGATACCACGGACTTTGAACTCAGCCTGTACATCGCCATCAGCACCCTTGTATTCACACCATTTTGATACGTCTGAGCTTTTAATAATTCCGACTTTTAAAGCCATAGCAACCTCTGAAATTTTAGAAATAAAAAAGCCCATGGGATTCCCATAGGCTTTGTTACTGAATAAGCTGATTACACAAGAGCACGTACAATCGTTGGCGCTGTACGAACTTGGGCAAAGTTGATGTCTACTGTAATGATGTCGTCACCACCGCCATCCGGGTGGTTGGCTTCCATGACTTCCAATTGAGGGAAATTGAACGAGTATTTACTGCCTTTGCTGTCTTTAATATCAAAGGTCAGTGTAAATACATCACGGGTTTTAATGGCATCAATCCAACCAGCAGATGTTGAAGAAAACATGAATGAAGCATTTGCTTCGATATCCATCATCTTTTCAATGTAGAACTCTGGTGTGTACTTGCCTGAGCCGATACAACGGATTGCTTCAAGGTTATTGTTAATAGAAATGGTCAAAGACTGTAGACATGCTTTGCCTTGAATTGACTGGCCGTTTACAAGCAAGTTTTCCACGTTCGGCATACTGACAAGCGGACGAGTCGAAGCTGCAACCGGATTCACTACAGGGTTCGTTTGCTGACGAGTAAACGAGCTACCTACTAAACCAAAGTTACCAGTGATCTTCCCGGTTGTTTGAATGGTAATTTCACCGGTATTTACCTGCACACCACGGTAGATAAACACCTGCCCAATATCTTCAAAAACTTTAACCAGCGTTAAAGACTTACGTACATTACCGCCAATGGTTAAGCTATTCGTTGCCCAGTTATTAAATGCTAAAGCACTTAAGAATAAATCAAAGGTACCAAGTGACAATTCAAACTCTAACTGACCAGCAACTTCCGCTTCAGTAACTACACCGCCTTGACGATAGCGTGAGTCAACTACTTCACTGCTTTCTTCCGTAGAGACATTTTCTGATAAGCCATCACTTACACGGCGAACCGTGTACCAAATTGGGTTTGCTGGAGTCGTCCCTAATACTGCTTCTTCACAAGCATATAATCGAATTTTTGCGCCTGAACTCATTTATAGTTCTCCAAAATTTAGGCATAAAAAAACCCGCTTTATCAGCGGGCAGTTATAAAAAATGGGCGTAAAAAAACCCGCTAAAATAGCGAGTTGTTAAAGTGTTTCATCGGTATCTGAGACTTCCGGCGGTTCCACCCCAGCCATTGCAGCAGCCACAGCCTCGGATAAGTTTGTAGGCTGGAAATCAAAAGGTGTTTCAGTTGTAGGTGGCTCAGGCTCTGGTTCAGGTTCTTCATGCAAGCGAATATCAATCCAGCGACCTTCTGGAATATCTATAGGTAATTCCAAGTCTGCAACAACTGCAGCAAGTTCAAAATCAAACTTACGTTTATAAGTCTTAATAGATAGATCACCGTTTTCCAATGTGTCATACACCACAGCTACGATCGTGTTTCCATTTGCGTCTTTGGGTACTTCGATGTACCAACCTTCTTGGGCAAAGCCTAAAGAGCCTTTAAGTAAATAATCGCCTACATCAACTTTCTTAAATTCAATCGGCTGTTTTTCTGCATCACTATTGAGTTCGATATGGTCGTTAAACAACTTAACTACTGGTGAGGCTGATTTTAAGAATCCGTTTGCATCAACTGATGTATTGAAGCTGGTCTTTAAATGCCCCCATGTAGACCAAGCATCAGATCCCGCACCATAACGGTAAGACATTTGATGACCAGAGACACCTTTAAATAGTTGCCATGAATAAGTACCAATCGAATCATTCGCTTGGTAACCCATAAGGGTTCCGTAACGCATTGGCATTAATAGAGGATTTGATGTACTTCCCCCTTGCCAGTCACCATGGGAGATGTTCACTAAACGATTTAGACCCAGAACCGTTACCCATTGTGAAACTTGTGATTTATCAAAAAGAGAAGCTACAACGTTTGCTGAATAACCCAAAACACCTGCATCACCCAAACCTAATGCAACTTTCGCACTAATTGCGGAGTTTCCACCCGTTCCACCTTGCGCAACTGAAAGTGGAGTAGCTAAACCTTTCATTTCAGTAATGTCAGTATTTACACCTTTTTCAGCAGCACCAAGATTATTTCGCGCTTCTGCTGCAGTGGTTGCCCCTGTACCACCTTGAGAGATTGCTGCAGTTCCTTGAACTTGTGAAAAGTTAGGGCTTAAATTAGGAATGCCGGAAGCGAATGGCAGCATAAATTGCCGCTTGCCCTGAGCTGAGTTCAACTGGAACGGTCGATGGTCCCAATTAAATTTAAATACAAGATTTGCCATTATGCTGTTACTCCGTCAATCACTTGGAAAGTCAAAGTTTCGGTGTGTTGAGTGTTGCCGCTTACTACCGCTTTAATATCCATTTGATACAAACCAACAGGCCAAGCAGCTGTGCTTGCTCCAGATTTCACATTAAGCCAACCCTTTTGTGTGCTCTGGCTTAATGCTGCACAAGTCAATGTAGCTACCACTGCTCCATCCGCCAACGATTTAACTTGCGATGTGAATGTGTAGCCTGTCAGATCGATGGCACGGCGAACATCATCCGGTGGATATTGCAGGGCTTCATCCATATCAACTAACTGTAGGTTTAAGTTGAATGTGTCACCACGCTTAAAAACAAAATTGCTCATAAGTGATTCCTATAGACATAAAAAAACCACCGATGAGGTGGTAGTGAATAAGGCATAAAAAAACCGCTTCTTAGCGGTCATTTAATTAAAGTAATTTAAGGTTTGTAATCTAAATCAACACTTACTCCAGTAACTACATTATGTTTAGTTCCACCAAGACTATTCACATTGGCCAAACGTATATTCACATCGGAAACACATAGCTTATTTTCGCTTTGCCACTTCTTCAGTTCAACAGCCATAACATCTTCAAGATGTCGCTCCAACTCTTGCCGTTTAATTTCGATTTCTTCTAAAGTCAGCATACATGACATATCAATTCACCTTAAACCCAATGCTGACATTATACTGAATGAAATCAGCATCTTTATCCGCATAGATGGATTGACCATTCAAACATTCTAAGTGTTCGATTGTGAAATATTCAAAATGGGCAAGTAATGCATCACTCAGTTTTGTGATTTCGATTATTCCTGAATTGGGACGTGCAAAGCATTGAATCATAATATTACCGGTACGGCGAGTACATGGCTTATCTGCAATACCTGAGGTAAAACTCGGTCCACCTGCAATAGTCAAACGGCACCATATACCTTCTTTTGGAACCGTAAAGCTGGGTGCATTTGGATACTGAATTCTTTCCTGAGCAATGCCAGTGAAAGCTTGCATGTGCTCAATAATGGCTTGCCTTGTCTGCTCTAAAGTCATTGCCATCTTAACCACCGTACTTTTGAGAAATAAAGTTAAACGTGAGGCCATAAATACCTTGTGGTGCTTGATCAGACCAGCCGTTTTCTAAGCGCGGTCCATAAGCTTTATTGTTCTGGATATAAACCAAATTACCTAGCTTAATCTTCATTGCCTGAATCGCTGCATCTTGAATAGGGTTTATTTCAGGTTCACGTACACCGTAATCAGCGACTCCAACCGAAACAATATGTGAAGCACGGTATGCGCCAGTATCAACTGGACTTAAATTAACTAAGGATTGCACGGTATCCATGACAATATTCTTTACATGTGCTTCTGCCGCTTTAGACACATCAAGACTAAAACTAGTCGGCTTTTTCCCCTTCCACCCCATGACTTTTAACCTCGCTTTCCTCATACATCTTAAAGAGATCCTGAGCGATCGCCTGAATTGAATAAGCTTCAAACTCAGAGCTCGGTTCTCGTTCACCCATGAGCTTTTTAATCTTTTGCCAGACATGAACAGCTTCATGTAAAAGCAATCCATAAACTTGAATTCGGTCTTTATCCGCCGTATCACCAATTTGGACGATTGCATATGCGCCATCAGAAAAAGTACTAACTTGCGCATCCGCTCCCATATCCAAAAATTGATCGGCCTTATCCATATCTTCAAATAACAAATCCATGTGTAGTTGATTTCGAGCAAGCGTGTACTGCACATGTTGAAATGGTGAGATATACCATTCAGGAACGTAATCTGTACTTATCATCTAAACTCCAAAATTGGGCCCATTAAAAAACCCACCGAAGTGGGTTCAAAATAAGATTTTCAGACATATAAAATTGATAACTTATTTCTTTTTTCAAAAATCTCTTTTTGTACATCAAACTTTTTACTTTGAGCATTAAGATGTTTATTGCTATAACTTTCCGAAAGACCTTTAGCTAAAACTGTCTGAGACTCATGAAATTTTTGAAAATCTTGATACGCCCTCACTTCTTCAGTGAATAAAATCCAGTAAGTTGGTAAAAGTATTTGGATTTCTTTTAGCCGAACAAGAAAATCTTTGGCAAATTGATCTTTTGCATTTATTTCAGCTTTTTTTTCAGCTAAATAATTTATCTTCTGGAAAAATAAATACTGCTTTTTATAAAACTCATCATTTTCTAACACAGATCCAAAAGATAAATTATAGAAGTCATAAAACTCATCTAATATATTTAAAATTTCCTTACTTATTTTTTCATTATTAATTAATACATGTTGTTCTCTCCAATCACTAAAAAGGACAAATGCAGCAACTGGTGCTAAAAAGCCAGCAGCTAGAGTTAAAGTATCTTTTAGAACTTCGTAGGCTTCTGATAGGTTAAATTTATGATGGGTAATTGGGTATGAACTTTTAAGAAAAAAAGAAATTATAAGATAAACAACAATTCCTATAATTGTCCAAACCCAGATTCTCTTTATTTTTACTTTTAAATCATCTTTAGCCATATATCCCCCTATTTTAGAAGGATATTAGACCAAGTATTTAAACCTTCCTCAACTGACATTTCCAAATAGTAGAGGCTGGATCCTGTTGAATATGAATTACCCGGAATGAACCTAAGGCTGTTAACCACTCATCATCAATTTTTGGAGTCATAGTTACTTCATTCTGCAGCACTGTAGCCTTCTTATCAGTGGCCAATACTCCAAGCGTTTGAATCTCATATTGACTGTATGAGCCAAACAGAACGCCACGGCCAGAATAGTTTTCTTTAACTTCAACATACGTTTCAGTCTTAGGATCCCAATTTGTTTTTGAGATCCGCTCACATGTAAAGGTATGAACGGCGTCCGCTAAATCATCATTAAATGCTTCGGCAATATCTGCCTGAATTTCGTCACGTAAGCCCATATCATGCCCTGTAAAGTGGTATGCCAAAGCCATTAAAACTTGCATTTGGATCTTTCAAATCAAGTGAGTCAATAAAATCAATTGCTATCTGTTCAAAGCTAGAAATTGCTTCAGATCCATCTTGGTATTCTTTTTCTGACTCAACAGAATCAGCTTTGACCTTCTTACGCTTCAACTGCTGGTCTTTGCCGTTATAAATTACTTTGGCCAGAATTCCTTTGATAATTTCACAAGCCGCGTCCTTAAGAAGTGGATCAATTGGATCTGGTACAAAACCAATTCTGTTTTTCATCCACACATTTGCCAGCTTCACCAGACGAGCCTTATCACTGTCTGGTGCAAAATCGCTGCCCAAAATTGAATTTGCGTCATCTACAGTAATAAAGCTCATTGCATTATTCCTTCGGGATTAATTTAAGAAGTTCTGCTTTTGTTGCAGACGGCTTGTAACCAATGTTTTTACTAGCCAAATACTCTTTTAATTGATCATTTGACCAGTTTTCAAAATCATTAGCTGCCGTTTCTGTAGCTGGGTTTTCTGCCGCTTTTCCAGCTTCCAATTCAGCAATACGTGCCTGCATTGCAGGAATATCATTTTTAAAAGCTTCAAATTCAGTTTTTATACCGACCACTTGAGCTTCAGCATCTTTGAGAGCTTTATCTGCTAAGACTGCTGCATCTTTTAATCGTGAATTTTCAGATAACAACTCTGACTGGTTACCACCGGCCTGCTCTAAGATGGCAATTTTCTGCTTAAGCTGAGTGTTTTCTTCAACTACCTTTTCACATTCAGCTTTTGCATCATCCATCACAGCTTGAAGTTCAGGGGTAATTCCCACTGCGACATTTACTGTGGCCAAAGTCGTTTTTTGTGGCACTTCCAACTTACGAACTTCAACTGGAACTTCCAAAGATTCATAATCCTTTTGAATCTTTGGATAATTACCGTAAATAATTACCTCTTTTGCTTTCAAATTTGGGTTTTCATAATAGTCAGGGTTAGCAATAATGCCTGTCTCTAATGCAGCCGCTGCTGCAATGCGTGTATAGATAATCTTCATGGCGCTTTTCTCTTAATAATAAAAAAGAGGGCTTATTAGCCCCCTTAGGTTTTAATTTTTAGGTTTTAACCAGTTGTCGCTGTACCCGATAAATCAAGTAAGGTACCTGCTGTCATTTTGTTGCTGGTTGCATATTTGATCCAGTTAGCGCTTGAACCAAGTAATGTAAGGTCAGGATTTTCACCTTTCGATGTATCCCAACTATAACCAAGAATATCTAAGTTAAATGCACCTTCAGCACGCATACCGATTGCTAAGTTTTCTTCATCATTGATGTCATAAGCTCGGAAGCCCGGTACTTGTGATTCAGTTACAGTGACAGCGCCATACTGCAAACCAAAAGCATCGTTATCACCTACAGCGTCCGTCACCAAGACCGGCTTTCCTAAGGTTCCCGGTAAACCACCGTAGATAACGATTTCAGATTCACCATAAATTTGCTTAGTGATTGCATCATCGACAATATCGAAATATGTATCTGAGTTCATCACCCATAAACCAATACGGCCAAACTTATCACCAAACTTTCGCATACCACGAGTTAATGCTTTGCGGCCGTCAACAACGATACTCCCTTTCGCAACCATGTCGGGATTGCTAGAAATAGCAGCTTTTAAAGAAGCTAAACTGTACTCTAATCGGCCTGCAACCAATGCATCTGCAAGATCGTAACCAACAACCATAGCAAATTCTTCTGGTGTACGAGCACGGCGCTTAAATGCCTCTTCAGTTGATGCATAAGGACCATATTTATATGGAATTTTTACACCTACAGACTCACCTGCACCGATTTTTTCCGGAGTTACTTTTGCATTGGAGTTCACATCACGATGTTTAATGCTACCACCAACTTTGTAGAATGCATTTTTATTGAAGTCACCTTGAATGATTTCATTACGATAAATAATCGCACCATTGGAAGCTTCATTAAAGACATTCAAATTGTCTTGTAAACGTTCTAAATACGCTGTTTGGGCCAGTTGGTTGTAGATGATCATGTCGGAATTAACTGTCGTAGTCATAACTACTTTTCTCCAAATATTTAATGATTAGTTCGGTAGTTTTAGGAAGGCATCATTGCCATGTTCTTTGATGTAATCTGCTTTCTGAGAAACAGACATTTCACTGCGTTTCATTCCTGTAGGTGCTCCACCTTTGCCCCCACCTTGAAAACCGCCACCAGTTCCTTTACCACCTTTAAGAATTAAGTCTTTATGCTGGTATCCACCAACCAATGACTCTAAAGCTTCATCAACATTTGCAAGTTCACCCGGGCGGACACGTGAATAAATCTTTTCGCCGTTCGGATCATATGCAACCACTTTGCCTTCTTCGATTTTGAAGTGATGACCAAAGGTTGCCTGAACCATGTCCACAGGTACTGCAATGTTGTCTTGAATGTACTTAGAACGAGCAAAACCACCGCCGATTAGTTCTTTATGTAAAGAGGCTTCTAGTGCGTCACGTTGCTCAACAATCGGAGCATATTTTTCTTCAACTGCCTTGATAGCTTCAGCTTTCACTTTCTCAACTTCACCAGCATCCACCAGCTTTTTATCGTCGAGATTTTGGATTGTTTGTAATGCCTTTTTAGCTGCCGCTGGGTCTTCAATTCCTTCAAAAGCTTTTAATGCTTTTTCGGCTGCTTCTTTGGCTTCACGATGTGTTTTAGCTTCATTGTTTAAGCGTGCAATTGTTGCTACCGAGTGTGGTGCATCATGTGGCATTTCTTTGCCGTCATCATGGACATAGATAGGTTTATCACCCTCTACTTCCGCATAAACTTTACCGTCGATTGTTACTGTTTTAAGTTTCATTGGTCATCCAACCTATATATACAAAATGGGCATCCGCCCGGATTCGCCGTTGGCATCCGCTTTCGGCAGGCAATAAAAAAGCGCCCTTTAGGACGCTTCATTTCTATAAATGATTATTTACTTAAAGCTTGGCGTACAAATGCATCTTTTGCTTCAAGTAGCTTTCTTAATCCTGTGGATTTTTCAGGCCCGTCAGGAAGTTGCTCATCCATTTGCCGAGCTAAATCACCAATTGGCTTACTAACTTGCTGCAAATGTTCAGGTAAATGTTCGTATTGGAAATATTGGATAATAGGGCTTGGCATTTTCTTCTCACAAAAAAAGCACCCGAAGGTGCTATGGTTAAAAATTAAGTTCTATTTGATGAGTGCAATTGCTTTTAATCTTTCAAAAGTAAAACCATAAATTGCCATGGCTTGAAACCTTAATTTGAAGAAATGGCACCAGAATTCATTTTGTGCTCAGAATATATTGAGCATCTGACATATTGATTTGCTTTTCAGGCATTTGTAGTACCTTTCGCTACGTTTCCTTTGCACCCCAAACCTTTTGTCTAGGTTCATCACCAACTAAGCGGATGCCTTGAGGACCACCTACATCAAATGTTGCCGTGATAGTCGCTGGACCCTCAAAAATACTACAATTCATTTTTACAGAGGTTAATCCAGCTAATGGAATACCTGTTTCCTCGTCACAAAGAGCAAGATGAGAAGATTTATCTGAAACTCTTTTAAGTACCAAATGTCTAACTTTTGATTCACTCATAAGCCAAACTCCATAAATGACAAAAGCGCCATTTGGGCGCTTATATAGGTGAAAATTGTGTCTTAAGTGAGTTTAGAATTACCTGTAATCGGCAATAATTACTCACAGTTAAATCCAGTTCCAACAAGGTCTTTTTTCAAATTTGAAACGAGATTTTGTTGTTCCTGCTGTTGTCCACTAAGATAATTTTTATCTAGAGTCTCTGCACCATCAATAGATTTATAAAGCTCTTTAGATTCCTCTAAATTGTCTTTTAAAAACGTGGTGAGGTTTAGTTTCGCCTGGGCAGCTCTACATAAATTATTTTTAGCTTCTAAACCTTGAGTAGCCTGTTTTACTTGACCAGTTGTAGGATCAAAAGAATATGCATTTGCCATTGCTGACTCCAAAGCTTCAGACAATCGATCATATTCTTTAAGATATTTTTGACTTGGTTCAGCTAAACAAGTGATGGAAATTAGGGTTAGACATACAAAAGCTATTGTTTTCATATTGTATAAATTCTGATGTTTTAAAAAATATAACATAAGAAAAATTACAGACCCAACTTTTTAAAAGCTTTTTCATCCAACTTTCTCAAATCATCTAAGCTATAGAAACGGCCTTCAGGATCAAAGAACTTATCAAAATCAAATTTCCCATCTTTATAGAGCTTAAAGCGCTTTGGCCCTAGCCACTCCCTTTGAAAGAAATCATCTGTTTTCTTAAAGAACTCTTTGAATGTGGTGTTTGCATCTAACTGTCCTATTAACTGGCTTCGCTCTTCTTTGGGGATGTCTTTAACTCTACGTTCGTCCATTACAAATGGCCGTTCGCCAACAAGTTGACCGTCCTTCTCGACCGGAACCAAGATACTGCGACAGTTAGGATGTAACGGCGGCACTCGCTTTGCCGGATCATTTATTTCCCACACTGAACCATCTAATGAAGCGCAAAGCTTAGAAGTTCGTCCATCTAAAACGCTAACAAATCGGACATATTCAAAGCCAATTTGGTTGAAGCTATTTAGATAGGCTTGATTAGCTACATGACTTCGCACAGTTCTTACCGTTCGCTCAATATCAGTTTTGGTACCATTTAAGATCCCATCCTCATAATTAAGCCGTTTGGTACCGCGAATACGCTGAACTATTTCTTGGTTAGTTTTGCCTGAATTAATACCATCTCGAATTGCATACTCAACCTTTTGACGGGCATTTTCAGCAATTCTGGATAGCAGATCATCAACAAGAGCCCCACCTACCAATGGTATTTTTTTAGCTGCGGCATATAGCTTTTCCCCATCAGGCTTATTAATTTTTGCTCCATAGAGCTTAGCTACGTAATTGGCCTCATAAACAGCCAGCGCCGTAGCAGAAACGGCAAAAGCTTCAGGTAATGCTAAATTAACACTGGCAAACCATTGGGCAATCAAATCCCTAATTTCCCTTAAATTTGAAGTTGTATATTTACCACCAGCTAAAGCAACTTTCTCCGACTCATTAAGCTCATCCAATAAATCCCGAAGCTTAGATAGCATCTTGCTCGTATCATCATTGAATAAAGCCAATAACTCATTTACCGTTTTTGATGAAGCACGATAAAGATAGGCCTGGTGCTGAGTGAGTGCTTCAAATAGTTTTTTGATATCTGTTGCCATCTCACTCTACCTTTTGATTTAAAGTCCCATCTTGCTCTGCTTCAACATTCTGAAGCTCTTCTTCATATTTTTGTTTAGGGAACATACCTGTTTGGTTGTATTCCCACCATGATTTAAATGAAGATCGGCCTTGTAGAGCTGCTTCAAATAACTGTCGAGCTAACTCAGCTAAATAACCCTGTTTGTTAAATTCTTGACTGATTTCGAACATCAAATCATCTTTAGTTAGAACATCCACATTAGGCGTTACAAACTTAGCAGCCCATCGTAATGCTGCTGACAAGGCTTCATTCATATTGACTACACAGAGCGAAAGAACTGAATGCTGAACGGCGTCATCGCTATTCGCTTCGGTGGCGGTCTTTTTACCCGCAGTACCCTTCTCAATTAAACGCGCCCCCATCTCCTTCATTTTTTCCCACTTATCTTTCATCGCCTCTCGGGCAAGAGTATTAGGGTCGGCTTGAACAATTCCTAATCCACCATTTTCAGGTAAAGGCAAAAGAACTTTCGCGCCAATATAGATGCCACGTTTCTTCGCTTGGTCATACCACTCCCAATTAACACCTTTCGCATAGTATTGAGGTTGACCCATAAAAAAAACGGACTCTTGAAAGTCCGCACTGTCACGATAATGGGCTAAATTGAGATTGGCCAAAGGAAGTAATGGCGGCTTCTTAATCTCTTCAGAATTATCATTGGCTCCTACAAAGGTAAATGGAATATAAGTCCAAAAATTACCATTATAATCCGTTGGAAATTTCTTCTCTCCACCAAGCCAATTGCCCTTTTCTCCCTTTGTGTATACCTGTACTGAATAGATATATTCCCCATTACCCTCTTGCTCTAAACGAAGTACACGATATTGCTCTTGTTCGGTTTTACTAAAGCCATCAGCACCGCGCTCAGACCTAAATTCACGGATAACCACGAGACAAAGTTTTTTTTGGTTATCGACCATTACTGAATCCCAATTCACTACATCTATGGCATTCAATAAATGAATCATTGGATAGGCTTTTTGCGCTTTAAATTCCGCGAGATTGCGAGCTGGTAATACATCCGGGTAATCTACATATAAAGCACAACGATAATGCTTTAATAAATGGCGAATACCATTTTGAGCCAATTGATAAGTACTAAGACCAGCACCATTTGCATTACGTTCTAAATGAGCAAGTTCCGGAGGAAATTTAAAACTTGGATCGGTTGCAAAAGCTGCTCCAACTAAACTATTTGATGTAGTCCCCGTTACTTCATAAAAGACTGCCCGAGTACGATAAGCCTCATAAGCACTTTTATTTGCAGGTGATTGATCATGAGCATTTGGCATCGGCAAATATTTTTCACCTTTAGCCTTAACTGCATCTTCACCTTCACAAACATCATCAAGTTTTTGCCAGTATGGCAAGTTCTTAACATATTCAGCATGTTGAAAAGTTACATCACTCATCGAGCAAATCCCATATCAGCAAAAAAGGCTTCAAAACCTTCATGTAATTCATTAAATGCATCTGAGGCTGCATCCACTTGGTCGTCATGTGTGCCATTAGGAAAATGACGAAGCTCATCAATAAAATCCTTATTCCATTCACCTTTGAGCATTCGTACATTTCCTACGTTAACTTGGGCCGCAAATGGTTGTGCCCGTGTGAGCTTGTCACCTGAAATTGGCTTAGCTATCACGCTATAACCCGCAAGAAGCTTCACAAATGAACTAGCTTGAGATTTACCAGCTTGTCCGGGATCTTGTGGTAGACGCACAGAAACTTTTTTCCCATCTATTTTTGCTGTTTGTTCTAAGCGCTTATTCACATTGTCAGGTCCAAGCTGTCCTCTAGTTACATCGACAATGTAAGTAAAACCATCTGCGCCTAGAGCTTCTCGCACACCTACTGTAAAGTCGCCCTCATTTTCGGTAGCCCCAAAATCCCAAGCCCTAACTTGTTTCACTACATCCGCAGGCAAAGCATCAACAATTTGAATATTGTCGGGCTTAAAAAAACCGCCTGCTGGCGGTGATGGCATTTGTCGGTACTGCCCGGCAAATACATATGGTGCTGCTTGCTCCATTAGCCTCAATTTTTGGATATTGTGTTTTGCTGGCCACAGTGCGGATCCGTCTTCCTGAATAGCTGAAAGACATAGATGCTCCCACACTTCACCGTTACCACCAGCTACAGGAACGCCGTCTTTTCTATCACCTAGCAACCATCCAGCTAAATCATCTTCATGAAGTCGCTGCATAATCACAATGATCGGCGTATCTGGCGAGTTAGTACGCGATTCGAGTGTGTTCTGAAACCAATCAATTACCCCTTCTCGAATAGTTTTTGATGAAGCTTCATGTGCTTTATGTGGGTCATCAATAATAATGCAGCCACCAAAGCCTTTACGAAGTTTTCCTGCACCAAAACCAGTAATCGTACCGCCTGTACCTGTCGCATAGCAGACACCGCCTTGAGAAGTTCTCCAGAAGTCTTTAGCCTTACTATCATCACGCAATGTAAGCTCAGGAAAGACTTTTCTATACGCCTCTTCTTGTACAAGAGTTCGTATTTGGAAGGCATTATTTGCGGCAAGCATTGCCGAGTAACTGATATGAATAAACTCACAGTCTGGATTCTTACCAAAACACCAAGCCATGAAGTTAATTACAGCAATTTCAGTTTTAGAATATCGTGGTGGAACGTTAATAATTAACCGCTTTATCTCTCCGCGATAAACTTTCATTAAAGCTTCGCAGATTTCTAAGTGGTGCCAATTTTGCATCCATTTATAACCACGGCGCTCCTTAAACATGTACCTTGTGAAGAAATATAAATCTTCTTGCGCCTCGATCCGGATGGCTTTATCCCGAGCCGCATCAGTACTCATCTAAGACTTCCCTCCGCGCTTTTAAGTAATCTTCCATTGGAACTGGAATTTCTGAATTAACTGTTTGGACTGGTCCGCCGTCTTTGCCTGTAATTTCTTGGCGATTAGTAAATTGACCACCAATGTCTTTAGCGGCTTGCTCAAGAATTTTTAAGGCTGTTTTGACGTTTCTAGTCTTCTCAAGTTGTCTTTGGTATTGCTTCAATCGGTAGTACTTATTAGCAATTGGAATATCAATTAAGCCTTTATCAAACTCATCTCTGGTTTTTTCAAATAGTTCGACATACTTTTTGCTTAAGTTCTTACCAGCAACCTTTGTAGGGTCATAAGTTGCAACTTGAACACGATCTATATCAACGCCAAACTCTTGTTTTACGAGTTCAGCCACTTCTTGAGGTGTATCACGACAAGCAAGAGACTGAACTATAAAGATTTTCACAGGCTCTTTTAGTGTCGCCATAACTTCCTCATCGTATAACTACGTATAACAAAATGGGCAAAAAAAAGAGCCATTAGGCTCAATTGATTACACAGTTGCCGCAGCATTTTGAAATATCAAGATTCGAAACAAACGGCGGATTTTTTGCGACTTCAATAAGTCGCTTAACATTTTTGCTTGGTCCATAACGTTTAACTACGCCAATAAACTCTTCAACGTCATGACCAGCAAGATAGTGCTTAGGAAGACCAGAACTATCGCTATAAACAATTTCTCCGTCCTCGTCTCTCATCACTCCAATGTGGTAAAGCTCATGTTCAAGCAAGTAACAGAACTCTGTATCGTTTGCACGCTCACAGAAAGAAGCGTCGACAGTTATTAAGTATGTTGGCACAAAGCCGAACCAGTCACGCATCTGTTGCTCTTGTCGAGCTTTACGCCAGCCACCAACATTGAACATGACTTTTTCGCACTGGCCTAACACCATAGCTTGCTTGCTTTTATATGCAGAAGAGGCCCACGCGAATGCTAAAAACTCGTCATTATCATGAAGCAGCTCAGCAATATGATCATGATCTGGATTATAAATAGGACCCCCAATAGTTAAGTAATTAGCCACAACCCATTTCTTTAGGTCTGGAGCCGGTATTAAACGAATTGCTTCCTCTTCTTCGGCCTGATCCATAAAATCAGTTGGAGGAAATGGTCTGATCTGATTCATCTTCAATTCTCGCTAATTCGCTTTTAATCCAATTAATTGCATAGCCTGATTCAATTTGGTGAGGCTCAAGACGCTCAAATACATAACCTCGGTCTAGTGCTAGATCATACTTATTAAATGAATTTGCTATCTTTGTGCCACCTCGGCCAACTGCCCACGGACTGCCAGCAATTTCTATAAGAAGATTCAACTTCACAATATAAAAATCGAACCGCCAATTTTTGGTTGATTCAAATTGAAATTTTCTTCTATAACCAATTCGATGCTCTTCTAGCTCTTGAAATAAAGTTTCTTCGGCCTTGAGATATTTTTCTTTAGCTTTAGGTAGCGGTCTGGATTTAGGCTTGGTTTTAGGTTCTTTTTTCCGAGTAAGCCAAAAGTATTCTGTAGAATCCATTATTCTCACCCATTAAAAAACCGCCACTTGGGCGGTTCGTATTATTCATCTAAGGTTGCTTGAACCTCTTTAATATATTTAAGTAAATTATCTCTACTTAACTCGCTTAAATCCATAACACCATGGCCACCACAATTGCTTAGTATTGCCACAGCAATTGCTGCTTTACCTTTAATTTTTTCACATTCAATTACTGCTTCATATTCAAGGTTATTCATTGTCATTTGTTAGTTTCTCATTTTATAAAGTGAGAGACATTAATAATATGAAATTGGCAATTATTCAAGCACATACTTAAGATCATCAGGCGTTTCCAAATAACACCCTTGTTTGTTGCACCATGCATGAATGTCGTTTAGGTATTCAGCGAATTGAGCTGTACTTGCGTCTGTCGTGCTCATTAGCTCACATAGGCCGTTTGCCACATCTTGATAAAGAGGATGCTTAGAATCCTTTAATTCTCTTACAGCCTTGAATGTTTTTTTGTATTGGCCAACGTCATCACGATCATAGATCTTTGCTAAGAAGTTCTTCTTGAAGAACAGATGTTCGTAGTCTTTATCAGTACCTTGACGTTTAGCCCATTGATTAAGCCACATCCAGTACAAACGATTTTGAGCTTTGGTTCTGTCTTTCTCTTGAGGCGCAATCAATACGACTAAGGGCTTCCCTTCACTCGCTGCCTTTGCATGATTATTATTCAGATAGCCAATTACATAGTTGATGTCAGAATGGTTCTTAATGACGAATCTAGGTTCCATTTCAAAACACCTCATCATCTTTAAGATTAAGCATCCGCTCTGTTTTTTCTAACCAACCATCAAATAGAGCTTCTGATTCTTGCCTTGTGCCTAATTCAAACTTATCGAAAGCAGCATGGCAGGCGTAACAAAGTGGAACTGTATATAAATCACTTGCCTTGATACCACGCCCTTTACCGTGTTTTGAGCTATTAGAATGAGCCGCTTGTGAGTGAGGATAGCCGCATCTAACGCATGGTAGCGCTCTTATTTCGTTTAGCCTCTTTGTCGAACGCATTTTCTAGGTTCTCTATTCTGGTTCTGAGAGTATTTACTTCACGCTGACATTCAGTCTTAAACGTATGGCTGCTGAATAAGTGGTTATAGTTTTCTAACCGGCTAAGATTACGTTTATAGATTTCTAAATTCTTCTTCGCTTCGATTGTGTCCATGTTCACACATCCTTAACTAATCTTTCAGCTACCACGATTGATACGTAAGATGAGTGGTTTACTCGTCCATTCTTAATAAACTCAACCTTCATGTGATTAAGTGCTTCAATTTCTTCTTCAAAAGCTTCGATCACATAGGCATCTAATTCTTTATTAAAATATGGATCTGCCAAATAATCAGATAATGTTTGCCTTGTATCTTTTGAAATCTGATTAACGAAATGACGTCTAGACTTTTCGTTATTCTCTTTATAGAAGTCACTTGTGTAATCTTCTGGACCAGAGTGATAAATCATTTCATAAATAATCATGTTCACCCCAAGAAATGCCAGAATATCCAAATTATTGCAGCACAGAATGCAAGCCAAATGCCGACCTTAAAACCATTAATGAACTGAGGCTCTTCAAAACCTTCCATGAATTCTTCATGCAGTTCATTGTGAGCAGTGTTCCACTCATAAATGTCTTGCTTCTCTTTGGGAGTCATATAGATCTGAGCTTGCTTTTTTGTATGTGCCTTAGCAATCAGTCGCTTTGCTTTCTTTTGTTTTCGATTCATAATCACCCCAAAAAAGAAAACCCCGTCAAACGACAGGGCTACAAACACTTAATCTTTCCACACTTTCTGCATTCTTTCTGATTGAACATGTCAGATTCATATTCCCAAACATGAAAACAGAATACTTGCCTGATGATTCGGAGCATGTGAACCTCCAAAAAAAGCCCTACGTTTAAGCATCGACTAGCAATCCAGTCCAGCACATCGTAATCCAATGTTCTAAGCTTGTAGGGCATAAAAGCAAAAAGCCCATCAACTTAATGACAGGCTTTGATCTAGTTTCGCCTTCTTGCTTATGTTGCAAGGGTTACTGCTAGGTAATTAGGTGAGAACCCTTGAGGCTTACAGACTATTTCACTCTAGGGCGTATTTAATCTCGTTCGGCGAAAGACGCTGTAAGAATCCATCACCTAGTGAATCACGTATAGAAAATCCACTCTAACACAAATTTAGCACTTCGCGTCTGGACAGTCAAGTGATTATCCTGCTCTCTCACTTTTAATGAATGAAGCCTGCCCGCGCATGTAAGCAATGCCACAACGAATATCTTGATCTACTGAAGCTTTGCTTATTCCGCGTCTAAGTGCAATTTCCCTCAATGAATATCCACTAACATAATGTGACCAAACTAGGTCCAACCACTCTTGAAGGACTTCACTTGCATTGTCTTTGATATCCAACCATAAGCGCTGAAAAGCACGAGCCTCATTGTCATTAATCAAACGCCCTGATTTCTTTGGAGTTGGCATACGCCCAATATATTCACCATCATTCATGTAGACATTCAATAGCCACTCACGTTGATCTTGAGTAAGCTTCTTATCAGGTGTTGTTTTAATAATGGTTAAGCGGTTATTTGGGCAAGCATCACACCATGCACCAAATGCTCGTAACCATCCTTCCAATGTACGTTCTTTCCAATTCACTGTTTGCATAATGTGATTTACTGCCGCATTCATACCGTCACCCTTACTTGCCGTATTTCTTAATATGAGTTCTAACTTTTTCTCTGTTGACTTCTCCGCTCGCTATCTGTTCATACATTTTTCTGGTCTGCCAAATGACATAAATAATGAGAAGGGGAGAAAATAAAATTCTCAGGATGATTAGAAGCAGCTTTAAAGAAGCTTCTGCATAGTCCTTGAGGTCACACCAATGATCTTCAAACCATCCCTTTAGAAAGAATCCTTGCCATTGGAGTGTGAGCTTTAATGCATCTACATCTACCTTTGATTTCATACCGTCACCTACTTACCAAATACCGTCATCAAAACTATTGCCACCATAAGTACCGAAAAGATAATTACTACTGCCTTGTTATGGTCCATCACGCCACCTTCTTCCCGTTCATTCCCCAAATCAACATGCCTGCGTCACGCTGTTCTTGATTTGTTCGACCTTGCCAGCCAGTTATCTTGTTAAACTGCTCTGCATTGAGTTTTGATTTAGTAGGCTTCACCAGTAAAACTGCTATACCCATTGCCTGTGCTATTTCCGCCAACAAGATTCCAGTCGCATGATTCATCCCAACACGTCTAGCAATTTGCTCGTTCACTTGTCTTGAGTGACCACCACCTACTCTGAAATTGGCTTTCTTGTTCTCCCAGCCTGCTTCAATCACAACCTTCTTGATGCTGTCCTGTTCATTTCTGAATAGTTCAACCGTTTCTGGAAAAGTCAGATTTTTAAGTTGAAGATCACTACCAAGAATGGCAACTCCCGACTTTTCTAAGTCAGGATCGATGCCAATGATGATTTGAGCCTCTTTGAATGTGTTCATAGCTCAATCCTATGGTTGGTTAGGCTTGCACCTTTTGAGATGGCCTCTTCTGCTTTCTTGCGATGTTCATCGTATTGATCCCCCTTGAGCGCTTGCTCTAACTTCTTGCCAATCTCAAACATTGACCAGCTCTTTTGAAGGTCTGATGCAATAGACATAACATTTGCAATGATTAGACCTTGTTGATCCACCCGCTTTTGCAGCTCTGCCTTATCCTTTGCCAACTGAGCTTTAAAACCACACTCACGTTCATACGCTTCTGCAAACGTATCAACATCTTCATAAGCCTGTTTAAGTTTACCTTCCAGCTCCTCCACTTTCGCTTGCTGTGACTGCCATGCATTGGCCCATGCTTCCCATTTTTCGTTAAATGACTCCAAGCACATTGCATCAACTCTTCTTGAACCATTTAAACATATCTTCCAAATTCCCCAAGAGTCACATCAAAGTCGACATCTGCTCTAAATAGCCCTATCCAGTACCTTTGCTTTTCAAACTCTTCTCTACACTTATCCATCTCAGACACCCCCTACTTTGCAATTCTGCGAAATGTGGTTTTCTGGCTTGTCTAGGGTTTCTAATTCCCTCGGATTCGATGGTTTATCAATGCGGTGTCCTGCTGCTATTTCTTCAGGAGTAGCATGGCGAATAACAGTCTTAGCGACCATTCCATATTTAAAAATAGGATGCCAGCCGACAAAAACTTTTGGCTCTCCATCGATCGCAATTGATACTTCCATTAAGCCGTTGTAGTCATAGAATGATCCTTTAGGCACATTCATGGCGACGATGTCTTTTGCTTTAAACTCACTCATGGCTGGCTCCTTTACTGCATTCAATACACGTTCAACTGTGCGCTTAGCTGCTGCCTCTGCCTCAGCCTTTATCTTTTTACTTCGTTGCCATTGTTTAAGATTCATGACTGCCTCCGTATATTGTTTCGTGGTCGCGGATGGCTTGAACCAAACGCTCTACCTGAATTGTTCGTTGCCCAATTGATACGGACTCACAATCTTTCACAAACTCTAAAAGCTGCTTAGCTCCATCAATGTCAGAACCAAACTTCCAAATAATGTCCAAAGACTCCACGAGACGCTTGAGGTCAGCAATTGAAAGATGCACATACTTCTTCTTTCCCTCTGGTTTAAAGACATAAGTATCAGAGCCTGTAGAAACAACTTCTCGCGCCTTATCCAATCCTTGCTCACGAATAAACTGTTCTGGTTTCATACCGCCTCCTTGTAACGTTTAGTCATGGCTTCCTGCTTAAGCTGGTCTAGCATTTTCAGCTTTCTTAATTTCTCATAGAGGTTCGCTGCTGCTCTTGTTTCTTTATTGCGAGTGCCGAGGTTGTACGCTCTACGCAGCTTCATCATTGAGGTGTAATCTGCAAATTCGATCATGCTTTCAGCTCCCCTTTAACATTCAGCAAGTCCTTTGCAAACTGAGTTGCTTTGTAAGTTGCGTATGAGTCCTTTTCCAAGTAGCCGCTTTTAATTAATTCCTGCACATAGCACTGGATAGTGTTGTTGGGCGCATCTAGCACATAGTCATGCAAATCCTTCATCGTGAAAGATTGTGTTGCATGTGTAGCGAATAACAAAATGTCAAAAATGTTTTGGAATGCTTTAACTCGTTTTATTGCTTTCACGCTGCACCTCTCTCTTCCATAGACTGGTAATACTCAGGGCTTAAGTCAGCGAAAGTTGCGCGTGACAAGTCTGTAGCTAATCGAACTGTGCCAATTGAGCCGTTACGAGCCTTACCTATGATGATTTCTGCTGTACCTGCTTCTTTAGAATCCTTGTTGTAGACTTCATCGCGGTAAATAAACATGATGATGTCTGCGTCTTGCTCTAAGTCGCCTGATTCTTTTAGATCTGCATTTACAGGGCGTTTGTTTGGGCGGTTCTCTAAGTTACGGTTAAGCTGTGCTAGTGCGATCACAGGACAATCAAAGTCACCTGCCATACGCTTAAGCTCATTAGATATTTCACCGATATCTTTGTCAGAACGACCAAAGTTGTTTTTAGTGAGTGGTGTTACTTTCTGGATGTAATCAACAAAGATTGCGCCAATCTTTCCGTATTTGGCTTGAACCTTCTTAGCTGATCTGCGGATAGTTGCCACAGTTGCGCGGTTGTTGTCGTCGATCATCAAAGGTGCTTTCTCAAGTACCAGAGCAGCGTTATTCACCTTCTGTGTATCGTCGCTATTTGGATCAATATGTCCTGTTAATACTTTGCGTAGCTCTACCCCACCAATGCCACTAATTAAACGCTGTGCAATCTGTCTGCCCTTCATTTCGATTGAGATAAACAGAACTGGTAAAGACTGGTTAATCATCATGTCTGCTGCAATGTTTTGAGCAAACGTTGTTTTACCCATTGAAGGACGCGCACCAATGATGACTAGATCGCCTTTGCTGATTTCACCTAGTTTGTTGTCCAGAGCAGTAAAGCCAGTCTTGATACCGCCCTCATAAGGCATTTGGTTATGAATTGCCATGTGGCGATCAAGGAACTCTTTTACAGCTTCTTTTGAAAACTCATGAGCATGTTTAAGCTTTTCCTCACCAGCACCAAAATCTAAGTTTTGAACTAACGATTGTGCTTTGTTCACAGCAGATTCAGCAGTGTGAGTTGCCATGTCGTTAGCGATCGAACTAATCAACTTGCTAGTCTCTTGAAGCTTTCTGCGAGTAGAGAAATCTTTTAGCTTTTTGATGTGTGTTACTAACAAGCTCACATTGCTTGCGCGGTTCATGAGGTTCACAAGAAACTGCTCATCGATTTGGTTTGCTTCAAGCGGATTAGCTTTAATCAACTCGAATACAGTCACCTCATCAAACGCTTCACCCTTATTCAATTGGCTCTTGATGTGGGCAAAGATGATCTGGTGTTGTGATGCATAGAAATCTTGTGCATCGATCTGAGAGATAAACTCATCTGCTGCCTGATCGATTGTCATGAACGTAGACAAGATGCTTTGCTCAACAGGGATAGAAAATAATTCAATCATTGGTCCATCCCCTTAAATTTCTTAGCAACACCTTTGAATTGTGTTGCTGGTTGTTCATGGATAGTTTGTTGCTGCTCAGCAACTGGATTTTCTAATTGCTCAAGCTCTGCATTTGTCTCTTGCCAGTTCCAAGCAGCTTTGAAAGATTCCCAACCACGAACAACGATAATTTGGAATACACGCTCATTGCTTAGCTTTGCTTCCTGAGCTTGTTTGAAAACAAGTTGTAAAGCACGTTGAGTTACTGGTTTTTTCTTCTTGTTGCGAAGATCAAGATATTCTGTTGCTGTTTGCTCAGATACTCCGTTTTTCAACAAGAAATCTTTCGCTTTGAATTTTTGTGTTTTTGGTGCTGAATCAGCACAAATAATATCTGTAGTATTCTCTGTGTATTCTCTGTATGTATTCTCTGTATTAGATGGGCGGATTTGTGCATTCAGTATGGCGGAATTGTGCATACAGTCTGGCGGATTTGTGCATTCAGTATGGCTGTTCTGTGCATTCAGTATGGCGGAATTGTGCATACTATTAATATCAATGCTTTCAGAGTATTCGATCAAAGCTTGATATAGGTTTTCACGCTCTACACGGTAGTAAACACGACAAGGCACACCCATCTTTTTCTCAGAGATGAATTTAAGTGATTTAAGTGTTGCTCTGGCCGTATCTTGCTCACGACGAGTAAGACCAGTTTCTTGAGTCCACTCATGATGTGTTTTAAAGATCCAACCTTCACTGTCTTTAGTGCGAGAAGTCCAGTAGACCAATTGAGAGAGCATTAATGCCCCATTGATCCCACATCCTAAAAATACATAGTGCTTGTTGAATGCTATTGGCTGTTCGTTCATAGCTTCAATCAACTTAATAATTGGAATTGATGCACCCATCAAACACCTCTCAATACAAATGCAGCTAAATCAGCTTTTGCTTTAGCCAATGCCATAGAGTTTTCGAGAGTTCGATTAAGCACATAAGCCTCAACCGCTTTTTGAAACAAACTAATCTTCCGATTTAGTTCAATGTCTGCTAATATTGAATAGTTCATTTGGTCCTTCTCCGATTGAACGTGACCGCTAACCTGTTCGCGCAGGAAGCGGTTTTTTAATATCCGAGTTCTTCATTAATTCCAAAGTCTTCAATGTCATCTTGAAAAAGATCATCGACTGAACCTAGGCGTCCCATATAAGCCTTTGATAGATTCAAAAGCGCTGCCAACTTTTCCTTGTGAATTAACTTGTATTTCTTCGGTACGATTTTTAATTCAAGCAAATCCAACATTGCGCAAACATTCTCAATATCTGACAAGCCATTGTTTTTCTTGTCATTTTTAAATCTTGAAAATGTAGTTGGATCTAGCCCCAACTTTTCAGCAATCTGGGAGTTATTACTGTTTGCAAGAATGCGTAAAACCCTTGTAATGCTATTTCTCGCACTTGCACTCAATTCGGTTGATACTTTGCTCATGGTTTAGTTCCTAAGCGGTTAATTGTTTTGAACAATATTCCTTCCATAAATTTTCTAGTTTTCTTCCTAGATCATATGAAAGGCGTTTCCCACATAACCCGCGCTCTAAATCACTAACGTAATTCTGTGAGCACCCGATTTCTGCGGCTATAAATGTCTGAGTAAGACCCTTTTCCCTTAACTCAGAGATCATCTTCTGCCATTGATTCATGGGCGGTCTCCGATAATTTTTATTAAATATATAGGTTTTCCGATATTTATTCAATAGCCAAACCGATTGAAATATGTATCAGAATTCCGATAGAAGTAACGATGGACAAATTTATGGCTACTTTGGGCGAAAACTTAAAAGCAATTCGCAAAGCTAAGAAAATGACTCAAAAAGAACTGGCTATGAAGTCAGGTGTCAAACAATCTGTAATTTCTGATCTCGAAACAGGGAATGCCAAATCGACAGGCTCTATACTTGAGCTGGCTACCGCACTTGGTGTTACCGCAGAAGAGCTAAAAAAAGGAATTGTCAGTAAGTTTGACAATAATGTTGAGCCTATAACTAAAAAACTAATTCCCGTTCTTTCTTGGGTGCAGGCAGGGACAATGACATCAGTAGAAGCTATCGATCCTAATAAAATAAATGAATGGTTGCCACCACTTAGTGCAGATGATCCAGATGGTTGTTTTTATTTGAGAGTAGTTGGAGTAAGTAATTCCCCTAGATATGAAGAGGGAGACTACATTTTAGTTAATCCAAACTATCAAGTTTGCGATCTAATCGCTGATGACCTCATCGTTGTTAGAAATAATTCAGACGCAACCTTTAAGAAGCTTGTAATTGAAAGCGACCAGCGCAAATACTTGCAAGCATTAAACCCCAACTTCCATCCCAATATTATTGAATTTGAAGATGGTATGGAGCTCGTAGGCTTAGTTATTGATGCATTTAGACCATTAGGCGGATCACGTCCAAAGCGTGTTAGAAAAAGTTAAATTAAGGTTTTAGGTGATATATGGACAATTCAAAACTACCAATCAACCAGATTATTGCTCGTATCAATGATGCAGCTAAACATGGTGAAGCTTTGGTGCTGACTGCTGAAGAGGTAAAGATTCTTTCTAAAGATATTGGCGACAAAGTCTTTATTCCTGTGCTTACTAATGAGCAGGTCGTGCAGTTGGTAAAAGAAGGAAAGCTAGGACAGAAAATTAATAACACAAAAGATTAATAAACTGTGAACCCGACACAGTCTTTTAAATGTGGGGTATATCACTTATTAGATAGTAATATTTATTGATGTTTTAGTGTGTAATGTGTAGATTGCCAATAGTTTTTATAGTAGATATTGGGATTATGCAATATGTCTAATATTGAGCAAGATACACGTTTTATTGTTAACAATAATTTGATTAACAAGGGCTGGATCTTGGACATTCAAGATCCAAACAAAAATGTCTTTTTTGAATCAGATATCTTAAGAATTGTTAATAATGAGTTTCTCAAGAAAAGTAAAAAAAGACCCGATTATGTTCTTTTCGATTCACAAAATAAGCGGCCAATCGGTGTAATTGAAACGAAATCAGGTGGAAAAAGCTTAACAAAAGCACTGGATCAGGCAACCGAATATGCTGAAATGCTTGATGCACCTTTGATATTTGCAATGAATAATGGTTTCTGCGAAACACGGCATTTGTATACCCAAAAACCATTATTTATTGATGAAAATGAGGTTAATGAATTAATAAGAGTAAATGAAGCTAAAGAGTTCATATTGCAGGAAACAAATGGTATTTATATTACACCTAAAGAAATTTTAGTCTCTCGCAAAGAGTTAATTAATGTTTTCAAGAAGTTAAATAACTCACTAAGAGGTGAAGGTTTAAGAGCTGGTATAGAAAGGCTTTCAGAATTTGCAAACATTCTTTTTTTAAAATTGTATACAGAGAATGCTAATACAGGTATTTGGAATTCTCTCAAAAGTCTCGATAATGATTTGCTAATTAATACAACTAATAACATACTACAAGATATTGATAGACAATATGGTGCTTCTGTTTTTACAAATTTACAGCTAACCAACCCTGTTGCTGTTAAAGAGATGATCAAAGAGTTGGATAAGTTAAAACTCTCATCAATAGATACCGATATTAAAGGAGATGCTTTTGAGTATTTCTTACAGCAAGCTACAGCAACTAATAATGACTTAGGAGAATATTTTACTCCACGTCACATAACTAAAACCATTGTTAACTTAGTCAACCCTAAATATGGTGAAAAGATCTATGACCCTTTTTGTGGGACAGGTGGTTTTTTAACAGAGGCATTTGATCATATAAAAGATAACACTTTAATTGCAAACAATAGTAGTGAAGAAATCAAGCTTAAACATAATACTATTTTTGGAAGAGAAATTACCTCAAATGCAAAACTCGCAAAAATGAATATGATTCTGCATGGGGATGGGCATAGTGGAATTTGCCAGATAGACACACTTCAAAACCCTATTGAATCTGAATATGATGTGGTTATAACCAACATGCCATTTTCTCAAAAAACTTCTTATTCTCACTTATATGAGAATAAGTTAGCTAAAAACGATGGTGATGGAGTATGTGTTCTACATTGCTTTAAAGCAACAAAAAAAGGAGGGCGAATGGCATTAGTAGTACCTGAAGGCTTTCTTTTTAAAGCCGCTTTAGCTCCAGTAAGGAAGTATTTATTTGAAAACGCCCAACTAAAAGCAGTAGTTTCACTTCCAAAAGAAGTTTTTCTGCCATATGCAAAAGTTAAAACCAATATACTCTACTTTACCAACTGTCATAATGGTAGAACAAATTCTGACGTTTTTTACTACAATGTGACAAATGATGGCCTAAGTTTAGATTCTTTCCGTAGAAAAATTGACGAAAATGATTTAAAAAATTTAGATTTTGCTGATTTAAATAAGAGCGACTTTGATAAATATTATAATGAATTAGGTTTCTTAAAAGTTAATCCAGAATTAATCAGAAGCAATGATTATATTTATAATTATGCTCACTATAGTAATTCACATATAAAATCAAAATTCCCAACTATAAAACTAAAAGAACTCCTATCCTTGTCTGGCAAAGTCAAAGTGGGAGAGGATACAAATATACCTATTATGAGTATCACTATGGAACATGGCTTAATTGATCAGCATGAGAAATTTAAAAAACGAGTCGCAAGTTCTGATATTTCTGGGTATAAAAAGGTTTTTAAAAATGAACTTGTAATGGGGTTCCCTATAGATGAAGGTGTTCTAGGATTTCAAAAATATTACGATGCTGCTGCCGTAAGCCCAGCATACAAAATCTTTAGATTAAAACGAGAAGTTAATGTAGAATATTTGGATTTGATTTTGAGATCTAATTCTCTAAGAAAAATATACAAAAGTAAAATGCAAGGCAGTGTAGAGAGACGACGCAGTATTCCTGATGAAATGTTTTTGAATATTGAGATCCCGAATCCTCCTGAAGAGGTTAAAGATCAAATAGTAAAACAACATAAACTAATAAAGGAAATTGAGAATAGTCTCAAGGAAAATCAAAAAAAATTGCGTCTAAAGACAGAAGCATTATGGGAACTTCCTCAAAATTACAACTAATCCCCCCTTCGAACCCACCACCACGGTGGGTTTTCTTTTGTCTATTAAAGCATAAAAAATCGGATTTTCTATAAAAATATCGGATTACCTATTGACTAATAATATCGGAAATGCGATATTTATCTCACAGACAACAAAAAAGCACACCGCCCCTCCCCAGGTCCGATGTGCTTTTGCAAAACTGCGAGGTAAGTATGAAACAAAACCCTATTCCTAGTCAAACCACATCACGCCTATATCAACACCCGACTGTTAAAGAACAGCGTCCTTCTCGTTTCGCCACAATTAAAGCGAACGTTATCGACTTCCTTATATTCATTGCCCTTTCATTCGTTCTTTGGGTGATTGCTGTAGCCGCTGCATCTTGGATGATGGGAGGCTAATCATGAATGCTCAATTCAAACCACATCCAGACGGTGTTAAAGCCTATATCGGCCTTGACCGTTTAACAGGTCTCTACTCTGTACGTATCGGCTGGACTGTTTATGCAGCTAATGCAAACGGTAGTGTGCTGTACACAGTAAAAGGTGAAGTGAAGACTCCTTTAAATGTCGAAGAATTTAAGGCAAAGCGCCCTAAGGTTTACGCATCCTTAATGAATGAGATTAAATTTCAGCGCTCAAAGCAACTTGCTAAGGATTTAGCTGGCTCACACATCCCTTCATATGACCGCAAAGCATATAAGCAAAAACGCGGCTTCACCGGCTCTAGATGAGGATAAGAAAAATGACAACTGAAAACTCAAAAGACAACTTACATATCTGGAATGCAGTTAAGCAAACGCCTACCAATTTTCTTAAAAAGATTGAGATTGGTTATTTAAAAGGTAAATCAGATATTAACCCTCAATGGCGTTTAATGGCTATGACTCAGGCCTTTGGTCCTGTTGGTCATGGCTGGACTTATAGACACGTGCGTTTATGGTCTGAAACTGCACCAGATGGAACCATGATGGCTTTTGCTGAAGTAGCGTTAAAAACCAAGATTGATGGTGTTTGGGGTGAGGAATTTTTCGGCAACGGTGGTTCAGCAATTGCTGAAATTCACAAAGGCAAACTAGTAGCGATTGATGAGGGTTATAAAAAAGCCGTAACCGATGCTCTAGGTGTAGCGTTTAAAGCTGTTGGTGTGGCAGCTGATGTTTACCTCGGTAATTTTGATGGAAGTAAATACCTATACAACTATGACTATGCCTATCTAGAGCAAAATGCCTCTACCCCAGCAGGTCAAAATACAAATCAGAATAATCTGGCAACCGCTCATGGTGGCAACCAGAAGCCACCTCGTACTCAAGACCAACTTTATCAAGATGCTCTGAAAGCAATTAAAGATGCACCTGACACAAACATCTTAAATGCTGCGATTAAAAAGTTTAAAGGCACTACTTACGAGGCTGGTATCAATAGAGCATGCCAAGCACGTGCCGATCAGATGGGTTGGGCGCCTAAAAATAATCCTCAGCAAGTTCAGCAACAACAGTCGTTACATCACTAAAAGGAGAGCTTTTTATGTCTAATTTACTAACTGCAGCTGAAGCATTTGCAGCTCTTCAAAAAGGTAAAACTGTTCTTTGTCGTCCAGCTGGAGACATGTTGGACTTTGTCGATTTAGATCAATTCCCCGCTTCTGTGTTTGGTAAACCGGGTTTTGAATTCTGCATCAAAATCGAAACTATTGAGCTGGCTGGCATTACATTCACAAAGCCATTAACTATTGATGAATATGAGGAGGGACAGGATGTTTTTGTAATTACTACATATTCGCCTTCTATTTACGTCGTGAATTTTAGAACCACCGCATTAATTGAATCTATTAATAGCGGCTTTGTTCAACGTGATGCAGAAAACGCCAAGCTTCAATTAAAAGCACTATCTAAAGCGTTAGGTTTTGAAGTTAGTGACGATTTTAGTGTTATTCGCCTAGGTGACGAACCAAAGAAACAGCGTGCTAAGAAATCAAAAGGTGCACAGACAGTAGTTGTAGAAAAGACTTCTGAAATTGTTGATGAAGTTAAACAACCTACAATTGTTATTACTGAGCAAACAAATGTAACTACTTCTAAAGACTCATTGGTGCAATCCGAAGATATTTCAGAAAATATAGGATCAGCTTTAGATAGTGCGATTGTTATTACAGAACAACCTTATGTGTCTTCACCTGAAGATTTTTTAACTCAGCCTACACCTGAGCAAGAAAAAAACAATGAGTATCAGCAAACCCTAGATACTCTTCTACAGCGTGTAAAAGAGTCAAAAACACCTGCAGAAGTAAATGCGGTTTATCGTTATACCCGCACATGGGATGACGAACAAATGAAGCCTATCCTTCTCGCCACTCACAAACGTCTTGAAGAGCTAGAAAAAGAAAAGGCATCTGCTAATGAGCCACCCTCTTTAATGGTTCAAATCCAAACTGCACCAGACCTTACAACGCTAGATGCTTTGGAAATAGACGTGGCTGCACGAGATCCGCAGATTCAACCGAAGCTAATGGGGTATGTGAGAAAACGCCGCTATGAATTAGAGAATCCTACACCTACTCAACAAGAATCTACCCCTGATTATTTATTAGTGGACGGTTTCTAACATGAAAGATCAGTACAAGAAAGTGAGCCAAAAACACATGCTTGGTTTTATGTACTACTTGCAATTGCTGGGCTACGTAATAGTCCGGCAAGGCATGGACCAAGCAATGTTTCTAACAAAGCATTATGCGGTACCAGTTGCTTGGCGGCGCATAACGATCGACTATCTAGTGACTTCGCTGGCAAGAACGCGAGCACATCAAGAACGTAATTGGCTGAAAAATATTATCAAGTCAATTCAACAGTATTTAAAAGCTCAAGGCTTTGAGGTGGCAGCATGACAGATTTGAATAAGGAAAGAGAGGCTTTTCTGAACACCTTCCAATATTACAAAGGAAGAAGAGACATTATTTTTAGTCATGAGCATGAACTGTTTATGACTAGATCAAACAATCCTTCTGAAATTGCTCAGAAAGAAATAAGCAACATGAATAGCCGTTGGGATGCTTGGCTTAGATGTGCAAAGCATCGTGATGCAGAGCTAGAAAAAGCCAAAGCTAAGGTGGTGCCAGAGGGGTATGTGCTAATGCCTAAGGTTCCATCGGAAAAGATGTTCCAAGCATATGAACGATATTCAGTCGCGCCGATGTCGACGCTGAGCAAGACTGGATATAAGGCAATGGTTGAAGCAAGCGAATCGGGAGCTGAACAATGAGCATAACTCTTAATGGTCACCAATTAAAAAGCCTTCTCGAATTTGTAAATCCAGATGGTGAGAAAGATTTAGATCAACTTGATACTGAACTAACAATTAAATTCTTTGAAGTTGGCCACAGTGGAAAAGGCTATTACTTTTGGATGACCGAATATCCAGAAGAAGGTGCAATGAAGTTGGATATTGAATCGGGAGCTGAGGGATGAGTGAAAAAGCATTTAAAGATTTAAAAATTCGCTTCCATTTGGCTATTGGTGTGGCTAATGGCGATCGTGAGGACTTTGGGAAATTATCGGATTGGATCGAAGAAGAAAACTGGGAAATGATGGATGAGGAAGAGCAGAAAGATACTCTTTCAGAAATTGCAGAGGAATGGGCGCAGCAGTATTTAGATTTAGGAGCGACAGTTGAATGAATGCACAAATTTTAGATCCATGCTGCGGCTCAAAGATGATGTGGTTTGATCGTCAAAATCCAAATGTAGTATATGGTGATATCAGAAAAGAAGAACATACATTGTGTGATGGTCGTTCTTTAGTGATTGAACCGGATGTGATGATGGACTTTCGCAACATGCCTTTTAATGATGGCCAATTTACTTTAGTTGTGTTTGACCCTCCTCACCTGGTGAAAGCAGGAAAGCAAAGTTGGCTAGCCGCCAAGTACGGGAAGTTGTCAGAAGATTGGCGCGAAGATATTCGCAAAGGTTTTGCAGAATGCTTTCGTGTGTTGGCCAATGGTGGTGTTTTAATTTTCAAATGAAATGAAACACAAATCAAAGTTAGTGAAGTTTTAGCGCTCACAGATCAAAAACCATTGTTTGGCCACATTAGTGGAAAGCGCAGTAACACACATTGGATTACTTTTATGAAAGCGGAAAGTAAGGAGGAGTAAATGGGACAAATAGTTAAAATAGAGGCTAGCATTCTAGAAAAGATTGTTGCTGTAGCTGAACGTATTGCTCAGTCAAAAGAAGAACGCCGAGTTGGTCGTGAAGAATTTGCACACATGCTCAATATCGAACCTGAAACTCTAGACGCTCGGATTCGTGAAGGCAGATACCAAAGGCCATACAAGGATGGGCGAAAAAGTTTTTGGTTATTGTCCTACGTGCAATCTGTCGTTACAGACACAAAAGAATCTGGTAAAGTAGCCACCTATTGA